GACACAGATTTAGTATCAACTTTGACATAGAAATACAGGAGGTGTGACATGAGTTTAGGAAAACAACTAGCAAGACTATTTGAATTTAAAGTGATTTCTGTGAATGAAATATGGGCAGTTGATACAAGTTATTTGGTTAATACTGTTGTATCCAAAAACGGAGTATACTATAAATGTATTCAAGCTCATACTTCTGCACTCGCAAATGAACCCGGTGCCGGTGAAGATTGGCAAGATTATTGGCAAGAACTTGACAGTGAGTACCTTCATATAAGTGGTGTAACGTCTTTTAGTCCCTCACAAGAAAAGAATGATGCTGATACAACTGATTTTGATAGTGAAGGCTGGATTGAACATATGGTAGCTTCGAGAGGTTTAAGCTTTGAAGTTGAAGGTTATTATATAGAAGATGAAAACAATGGAGTTAGAGATATTGGTCAAGAAAGAGTAGAAGAAATTGGTCAATTAGTTGGAAGTGGATCAACAAGTTTATTTAGAATTATAGATCCGTCAGGAACACCAATAAGTTTTGAAGGTTCTGTAGACGCTCCAATGTTTGGTCAATCAACGGGTGGAGGAAATGATGACCCAGCAGGATGGAGCTTTACGTTAACAATTACTAGTGACCCAAGATTGATATAAAATACAAGGAGGTAGATTAAATTGGCTTTAGGAAAACAATTAGCAAGATTATTTAGCTTTTCGATTGATGATGGAGCTAGTGGAATGGTCGACATAAAAGGAATTACATCTTTTAGTCCGTCACAAGAAAAAAATGATGCAGATCTTACAACTTTTAGTAGTGCAGGTTGGATTGGGCATATAGTAGCTTCAAGAGGAGTTTCATTTGAGATTGAAGGTTATCATATTGAAGATGAAGGAACTGGTGATAGAGATCCAGGACAAGGACGTATAGAAGAAATTGGTCAACTTGTTGGAAGTGGTAGTGTTGTTCCATTTGAGATGACCTCACCTGGTGGAACTGTAGTTACAATGAATGTATCTGTGGACTCGCCAATGTTCGGACAATCAACGGGTGGCGGTAACGATGACCCTGCAGGCTGGTCTTGCACACTAACAGGAAGTGGAAAACCAACAGTATCATAAAATATAAGGAGTGATTAAATGTCTGATTTAGGTAATTTAACTGAATTTGTAGAAGAAGCAGAAGGTGAAGGAACTAAATTCACTTATAAAGATGTTGACTGTGAGATACCAGCTTCTCCCCCGCTGAAAGCGATGGTAAAAGCTCAAAGTTTAGTTCAATCAGAAGGAGCAGCTGCAGACTTATCACAAACTGATTTAATAGAGATAAATAAATTATTTTTAGGTGAAGAGACTTATGAAAAGCTAGTAAATGCAGGTATCTCAATCAAGGGCTTTGAAGCATTACTAACTAAGAAGATATTGCCTAATATTTATGGATCAAATGAGGACGATCCTGATACTGATAATGATGATGATACAAAAAACTAAAGAACATTGATATAGCTGAAAGTTGGGGCTTAATTGAAGCTGACTTTCAACGTGAGTACAATATAAACCTTATTGATGAATATGAGAGAATGAGCTGGAGACGTTTTCTTGTATTACTTAGAGGATTAGGTCCTAACTCAGCATTAGCTATATCAATGACAGATGATGACAAAAATGTAGCACAAAAAGATAGAAAGCCTGATGAGTTTGAGAATGATGAAGATGCAGAAAACTGGTTATTAAGCCAACTTGGAGTAAAGTAGGTGAGTAATAAATGGGAGTAAAAGTTGGACAATTATATCAAGAACTAACAATTGATGATAAGAAGTTTAATAAAAAGCTTGGTAGAGCTAAGTCCAAAACTAGCAAGTTGTCAAAAACAATGAAGAAAGGATTTTCAGTAGCAGCGACATCTGCAGCAGCAATTGGAACTGCATTAGCAGCAGTAGCAACAGACGGGATAAAAGAGTTTACAAAAATGGAATCTGGTATGAGTGAAGTTTTCACATTGTTACCAAAGGCCAGTGAAAAGATGAAAACAAAAATGATTAAGGATATGCAGAATTTGAGAATGGAATTTGGGATAACAAGAGAAGAAGGAGTTAACGCATTATATCAAGCAATTTCAGCAGGTATTCCAGAAAAGAATGTCTTTTCATTCATAGAACAAGCAAATAAATTGGCTGAAGGTGGCGTTGCTGATTTATCTGATAGTGTAGGAGTTTTAGCAACAGCAACAAATAACTATGCAGATGTTGGATTAACAGCAGCAAATGCATCTGATATATTATTTACAGCTGTTCAAAAAGGTGTAACATCGGTACCAGAATTAGCTACTTCTATAGGGAAGGTTATTCCCAATGCAGCATCAGTAGGGGTAACGTTTGATGAAGTAGCAGCTTCAATGAGTACATTAACAAGTCTAATGGGAAAAGGAAGTACGGCAGAAGCAACAACAAGATTGAGAACAATGCTTGATGAATTAGCAAAAAGCGGAACAAAAGTTAATAAATCTTTCAAAGAAGCTTCTGGGCAAGGTTTTAGAGATTTCATTGAAGGTGGTGGAACTTTACAGGAAGCAATGAAGCTTTTGAAAAAACAAGCAGATGATACAGATGTAGGAATTAATGATCTGTTTGGTAGTGCAGAAGCTGGGCAAGCAGCATTATTGTTAGCAGGAAAAGGTGCAAATAAACTTAATGAGGACTTAGACGCAATGGAAGAATCAGGGGGGGCAGCTGATGAAGCGTTTTTAACTATGATGGACACTTCAAAAGAATGGCAGAATAGATTAACAGCTGCGTTCCAAGTTGTTAGAGAAAAAATAGGGAAAGAACTACAACCTTATTTTCAAGCTCTTGTTGAATGGGCTGTCCAAAATATGCCAAAAATAGTCGAGAAAGTAGAAGAAATAGGGCCAGCCATTGAATCTACACTGGACTTTTTAGACCCAGTTTTAAAAGGTTTCAAATTAATGTATTCGGTTGCCAAAACCGCGGTAGATGCTATTGTTGATGTCTTTGTTCAGTTATATTTTATAAAAGATTTGATTGAAAATGCAATAGACTTAGGCGTACTGCAGATGACTTTAGGGATGGATGAGTTATTATTATTAACAGCTAAAGGCATACATACAATAATTGAATGGTTTTCTAGATTAAGTAGTATTCCTGGACCAGTTGGCGATGCATATGATGGTATAGCAAAAACTTCAAAAAAAGCACTAGGACAATTAGAAACAAACACAGCAAAAACAAAAAAGCTTTTGGCTAATAAAACAAATGATATGGCTCTTAATATTACTGAAATTGGAATAGCTTTTAAGAACAGTGGGAAGCTTACAGAAGAAAATATAGATAACATGATAGATGATTTTATAAATCTAATGGGCAGTTCTGCTGATGTAAAAGATGAAGTAATTAAAAACAATAAAAAACAATCTAAAAGTTTTAAAGAGCTAGCTGACGAAGCAGCAAAAACAAACAAAACAATCGAAGATGTGGTCAGTTCTGCTGATGTAAAAGATAACGGAGATGGCAAAGATAACGGAGATGGCAAAGATAGCGGAGATGGCAAAGATAGCGGAGATGGAGTTGGTTCTCTAAGTCCAATTGATTTGATGGCACCAACTGTAGAAGAAATAGTAGCAGGATTAAAAACGCAAGAAGAATTAAAAATGCAAGAAGAAAAAAATAAAAAAATGCTGCAATCTAAGCAAGAGTATACTAATAAATGGGAACAAATATCATTTGAACAAAATGCAACAGAACTTGAGTTATTAGAAAAGTCTAAGGAGAATGCATTAACTAATCTTGAAGATAAAGCACAAAAAACAGAGATGACTGAAAAAGAAATAGAAAAACTCAGGACAAAAATAAAACGATTTTATTCCAACGAAAGAACAGAAATAGAAGAAGCAGAGGAAAACCAATTACTAGCAGCTCAAAAAGCTTTTATGGGTAAATGGGAACAAAAGTTATTTGAACAAAATGCAACAGAACTTGAATTATTAGAAAAAGGGAAAGAAGATGCTATTGATAATGCAAAAGAAAGAGCAAAAAAATTAGAGTTAACTGAAAAGGAACTTCAAAAAACTATAACAAATATTAAAAAAGTATATTCAAACAAACGCAAAAACATAAACAAAGAAGAATTGGAAGACAGTGCTACTTTTTGGGAGCAGGTTGCTTATAATGCTAAAGATGCAGGAATAACAATTAAAAGTGTTACACAAGACATGGCTAATAGTATTGTTGATATGTTTGATAACAACTATCAGGCAGAGTTAGCTTTTAAAGAAAAAACAGCTAAAATTAAAGATGGCTTTAAAGAACAAATCCAAGACTTGATTAACAAAAGAAATGAAGAACTTAAAGCATTTGAAACTAATGATATAAGAAAACGAGAAAT